GCTGTTGCCCCAATGGCAGTTGATAAAACCCGCCACTTGGGTTTGCTGTAGGAGCGAAGGCGAAGGCGCTCTTCTTCTCGAAGTTCGGCTTCGAGTTGGGCTATTTCGGCGTCGGTGAGGAAGTGGTCGCTCATGCGGCGATCCTCTCAGCCTCAAGCGAGGCGAGGATTGCGCGGCCGATTAGTTCAGGGATTTGAGGGACTACGGCGTTTCCGAGGGCGGCAACGCGGTCCACCCGGGCGGGAACCCCATCACTTCCTCGGCAAAGTCCGGATGCAGATAGATCGGGTCGTCTGGCCCAAGCCTTAGCCCTTCCGACATTTTCGCCCCACGGAACTCGGTAGAGCCGCGAAAGCGCATCCTCCCAGCGCCCTTCGGTTCGTTCTTCCCCGGGGTAGGCAATAAGCCACACCCGATCACGAATGTGAGGGAGGCCAACGTAGGCAGCGGGTATGCAATGCCATGTCGCGTCATACCCGATCGAGGCCAGTCCCCCGAGAACGGCTTGAAGCCCTCGACAAAGCAACGCAGAGACGTTTTCCACGATGACGACTTGCGGTCCCAGTTCGCCAATGAGTCTGAGAAACTCGAACCAAAGCCCGCTACGCTCGCCCGCCAATCCCAATCCTTCGCCAGCGACGGATATGTCCTGACAGGGGAACCCTCCGCAGATGACATCGACGGCAATTCCATCGGCAGCAAGTCGCTCTGCGGTAAGCTCCCGCACGTCTCGGTAGCAGGGGACATCGGGCCAGTGCTTCGCGAGGACGCGGCGGGGGAACTCTTCGATTTCGCAGAACGCGACCGTCTCGAAACCGCCTGTCCTTTCGAGGCCAAGGCTAAATCCTCCTATGCCGGAAAATAGATCAAGGACGCGGAGCTTGTTCATGCCGCCGGCCTCAACTTAGCGAGCTGATCATTGATCGTGTCTCGCCGCCGACGATATGCCCGTTCAAGAGCACAAGCGCGGCAAGCCCTCCATCCTGGCCGCTTAGGGTCTGTGTAGGTGTTCGCCTCCGTAAACTCGTGCCCGTGATCGCAGTGCGTCTTATGCCCGGCTCGGGGTCGCCTCCCTTTTTGCAACGCGTCTTGCTGGTTGTCCCGAGGGGTGCCGAGCCAGAGATGGGCGGGGTTTACGCAAAACCGGTTGTCGCAGGTGTGGCACACAAAGAGTGACCGCGATTCAATCGGGCCGTTATGAAGGATATAGGACGCCCTGCTGGCGGTTGTTTTCAGGCGCTTCCCAGCACAGTCGGTCCAGAAGAACGCGCCGTAGCCGTGCGTGCCCATCTTGCCGATCCAAGGCCAACATTCGTTGGCGCCACGCTTGTCAACCTGCGCCCAGAACCGCGCTTCGAAGCTTTCGCCGGTAGAGATAAGCGGCGTCACGCCACCCTCCCCAGCGGAAGGTGGACAACCTTGCTGTCGAGCTCGGCGCGTTCGTTCGGGCCGATGTCCCGGCCCGCCTCGCTTTCGGGATGATGTGCAGCGTTCTTCGTCGCCAGATAATCGGCGAATCCTTCGGCCAGTTCATCGTGGTCGATGCACTCGGGGACCTTGACTATCGCCATGCCATCGGGCAGAAGAAGTGACAGCAATTCAACGGGTAACGCCCCGGTGTGCAGCAACCGAAACAAGGCCGCGACCGACATCGTGGCAGGCTCTTTGAGTTGGTCGGCCGGGAAGTAGGACAGCAGGGTTGAAGGGTTCTCCCAGCCTGCATCCAACTGGATGGCCTTGATCGAAAGCTGCCGGGCGTCGATCTGCCGGCGAATGGCTTTCTGCCGCTCGCGCACGATCTTGTCGTAGTCAGCCATGATTGCGTTGCGCTCCCTCGCTATTCGCCTCAGTGTGGAAAAGATCGGAGACCTGGTGGCCCGCCTCGTGGCGCAGCTTGAAGACATGCTCGATGGGGGTGCCGTCCCGCTCGTCAGCGATGAAGGGCGGCATGGGTCCAAGGTGGAAGCCGTCAGAATCTTCCCAGCCCTCGGGAGCTGTAGCAACGAGGTATGCGAGCCAACCGATACCGGCGCCGATGATGAGGGAGAGGAGGAGCATCTAGGCGTTTCCCGCCAAGCGATCAGCGACCAGCTTGGTGTAACCGATGATGTCGTGCCAGCTGTCGTGGAAGTCCGGATCGCCATTGAGGATGCGCCCAGCCTTGTGGGCGACCATTTCCAGCGCTTCCCGTTGATCGGGCGCGAGAGATGCCCAATTCGGGCTGTCCGCCATCGCCGCTTTGATCGCCTGTGTAATGCGGGCGTGCTCAGGAAAGCTACCGTATCGGCTCCCGCGCTCTGCCAGGGTTGCGTCGATACCCATCAGTGTCGGTTGCTCAGCCTCGCAAGCACCGCAGCGCAAATGACCGGGGGCGCCATGATGGCAATCTCCGATGAAGTTAGGGGCCGCGCCGCTCACGCCACCGGCCTCCCGCCCCACAGAACAGGATCGTCATTCGCAGCCGAGCAAAGCGCGATGCAGCGCAGAACGTGTTGCGGCGGCGTGTTGGTCAGTCGCGAGACTTCCCAATGAACGGGCTGTCCGAACACCTTAACGGTTGTGCCCAAAGTCATACTTTGAGCCTCGCGCGGTCTATCGCATTAGATAGCTTGAACTTTTCGATAGAGGGAGCACACTCACCCGTCGCGAGGTCGGAACCCGAGACTAGGGAACAGGTCGCATGTGCTTTTTCTTGGAGAACCCGCCCACTTACAAACACCGGAACGGCATCGTCATCATCAGGGATGCCGCGGGGGAACGGGCTATGTCGCTCGGAACATTTGCCGCCGATGCGCGAAACCGTATCAGCTTGTCTCGGCAATGGGTTGCAGACGCCAATAAGCCCGCGAGGGTACGGCGTCTCAAAAAGATCGAGGTCGCTGAAGCGGGGCATCGCTAGGCGGCTTTCGCCGCAGCCGCGATCAGTTCATCCGGCGCGCTAAGCTCATGCTCAATCAAAGTGGCCCAATGCTTCGCCGGGATGCTGTTGCGTGCTACCCAGGAGCGCACAGTCAGGATCGGGGCTTCGGTGAGCTTGGCGACGGCTTCGACACCGGCGGCCTTGATGATGTCGGAATGACTACGCATTCCCGCGTTATGCATTATGCGTCACGCGATTGCAAGCGCCTTTTGCATAACGAAACGCCTTATGCACGGCGCATGTCCGATCCCGCCGAAAGACTACGAATCGCCCGGATGCGAGCTGGGTATCAGACCGCCAAGGAAGCGGCGGAGGCGTTAGGTTTCCCGGTGTCCACCTATCTGGCGCATGAGAACGGTAGTCGGGGCTATCCGGCCAAGAAGGCGTTCACCTATGCGCGGAAGTTCAAGGTGCGCGAGCAATGGCTGTTATACGGCGTCGGGGCGGGACCTGGTGAGAGCGAAGGCGAGAAAGCCGAAGTCGTGGACATCATGGACCGCCTGCCGCCATTGAAGCGAGCCGAAGCCCTCGGATACCTGCGCGGCCTCGCTGGCGCTAAAGGCGAGTAACCCCGGAAAAATCGACACGATGTGAAAAATAATGCAAAATGCGTTTGACATGGTGTGACGCATAATGCATAACGCTCCCAGACCAAGGGAGTGCATCATGGCTCAGGCCGATCAACAAATCAGGGTGCGGGTTCCTTACAGGTTCATCCGCGACTGCTTCGAATGTGATTGCGACGTAGGCGACTATCGCGGCGGGCACCTGATCGCCAACCACGAGCAGCTTGCCGAACTGGTCAATCGAGCCAAGCATTACGCTGGCGGAGGAACGGACCAGTCCCCGCGCGGACTACCGGGCGCAGCCCGTAGCCTTCTGGAAGCCCTCAAGCGGGGGGGCGCTCTGTGAGCGGCCCGACGCATCCTCGCAAGGGCTGGCACAGCGGCGCGCTTAGCATCGCTAGCTACGAACTCGATCAAGTCCGTGATTGGCTGGAGAGCGCTCTCGGCATGGTCGAGGATTCACTCCAGCAAGTTGAGGACGCCGACAAAGCGTTTCAAGCCACCGACGCGCCGCACGAGGTTTTTTGGATTCAGTTTAGCGACTGCGGTCAGCACATCCGCCAGTGGAGCCGCCTGCCGTTTGAAGGCGCTCGGAAGTGTCGCGTCGAAATCGCTGCCGAACAGGTGTCGGCAATGACTGTACCCGAGCGTCATGCGGGGCTATCACACCAAGGTTGCGACGTTCCTGAACGGGTATCCAGCGATGGACCGGCGCGTGAGCTTACACGGCCTCGCAACACTCCCGCTAGCTCGGGAGCTGCATCATGAACGCCCCCACCACCATCCAAGCCGACAGATACGCTACGGCTATAGAGAACGCACGGTGGGACGGACACGCGCCTTCCAAGTGTGATTGGCAAGTCCTGCTCGTCTTCCGCGCCGGCAAGACCCGTCTCTACCAGTTCCCCAAGTCCTACAGCTTGGACACCGTTATCAAGCGCGGTCAGCGCTGGGGTAGCTGGGACAAGGCCGTTGCCTTTCTGATCCGAGATACCGCCGGAAGGGTGCTTTACCAAGGCCCCGTCACAAATGCGCTCGGCCATCCGCTTGAGCCGGACTGGATGAATGCCGTTACTCTGATGGGAGAGGCGGCATGAAGTCGTTGCTCGCCATGCATCTATGCCAAGAGGCCGGACGGCAGCGCGAGAACTTGCGCTATCAAGGCCACGGCGAACCCCTCACTGGTTTGGCCGTCAAGGCTGCGGAGACCGTTGAGGCGCTTCTGGAAGCGCTGGAAGTCTACGCACACCAGCTTTGTGAGTTCGGCCCGTCAAACGAGGGCTGCGGCAAATTTACCGATGATACGTGCTTCGGTTGCCGCGCCCGCGCCGCCATCGCCAAAGCGACAGGTGCGTCATGAGCGCCCCGTCCTGGCAGCTGCCCCCCGGTATCGGCGAGGTTCAGCGCTACCGCGTTGAGCGAGACTATCGCTTGAGAGAGCGTAGATCGGGAAGCCGGATGCGGTTCGTATCGCAGCCTGTCGATGCATCAGATGCCGAGCGCTTCCCGACCATCGCCGCCGCCATCGAAGCTGGAAAGGCTGACGTTGCTCGGTGGGATGAACTGCAAGCTCTGTGGGAGGGCAAGTGATGGCTGACATAAGCGAAGCCGCGAAGGCGAAGGCGAAGGAGCTTTTGGCTGGTGTCCCGAAGGCGTGGTTTGAGGAAGAGTTCGCTCGCTTCATTCAGCAGGCAAGCGATGCGGCGAAGGAAGCGCAGCGCAACCTTTCGCATCACGACAACTGCACTTGCTGCGCCGATGAACCCGGCTGCGGATGCGGCGTGTCGAACGCGCAGTTGGTGCTGGAACCCTTCATCCTGCCCGATCCGGTGGACCCGCTGCAAGAGGCGCTACACTCGTTCTGTCCGAACGACCTCAGCCTTTACGCTGGCAACACTGGCGCTCGGGTCTTTCTCGACAACCTCGCCAAGCGCGGCCTCAAGATCGTGGAGGCTGACTAATGGCCGACCCTGTAAAGATCGCTGCCCTGAGTGAGAAAGCTGTCGGACTGTTCCTGGGAATGATCTTGGGGACTGTTGTTCTCGGGTTGGGGGATGCTCTGATTGAGTGGGCGAACCCAATAGATGGGCGATTGCGCCCTGACGGTCGCACCGTCGCCACTCGGCAAAGCCCGAGCCTGACAAGCAGTCTCGGCCCTGACGGGCGAGTGTCAACTATCGCAGGAGACGCGCGATGAGCCGCACCATCTGCTGGTTCTCGTGCGGTGCCGCTAGCGCCGTTGCAACGAAGTTGATGCTGCGGGAGCGGCCTGACGCAACGATCGTCTATTGTGAGGTTGGGGCCGAACATCCGGACAATGAGCGCTTTATCGTCGATTGCGAGGCGTGGTTCGGCAGGCCCATCGAGCGCATCAGCAATCCGAAGTTCGCGGACCCCTTCGATGTGTGGCTCAAAGAGCGTTACATGTCGGGGCACAGCGGCGCGCCCTGCACTCGCGAGCTAAAGTTCATTCCAAGGCTCGACTACCAGTTGCCGAGCGATACCCATGTATGGGGTTACACCGCCGACCCGCTCGACAAGAAGCGCTCGGATAGGATGCTGGCCGAATATCCCGCAATGAAGCAGCGATGCCCGCTGATCGAACGCAAGCTGACGAAGGCCAACACCTTAGCGATGATCCAGGGAGCAGGCATCGAACTGCCCGCCATGTATACCCTCGGATTCCACAACAATAACTGCATCGGCTGCGTCAAATCTACAAGCCCAGCCTATTGGGCATTAGTTCGCAAGCACTTCCCGCGCGAGTTCTATCGCATCGCTGGACTGGCTCGCGAACTAGGCGTGCGATTGGTCATCGTCGGGCGCGAGAAGGATGAGGCTGGCAAGGTTCGCAACATTCGCGCCTTCATCGACGAAATACCGCGCGACCAGTCCACGAAGGACCCCATCGCGCCCGCGTGCGACTTCCTCTGCCAATTCGCTGAACAGGATATAGCCGCATGATTGCGCCCCGTCACGACGCCTGTCCCGCTTATGCCGTTAGCATCTTTATCGCTGGCGACGCTAAGGTTGCAAAGATGGCCTGCCGCGAGTTCTGCGACAAAGAAGGCCTGTGCGTCACCGTCACGCCTACTAGCTATGTCTACACCAATGGCGAGGAAGACGGCGTAATCGTCGGGCTCATCAATTACCCACGCTTCCCGGCTGAAGCGGGGCAAATCTATGCGACCGCCAATGCGCTCGCTGAGCGGCTTTGCGAAGTTTTGGGGCAGCAGTCCTTCACGGTGCAAACGCCCGATGCGGCCTTTTGGACCAGTTATCGCGAAGCCGATGCGCCCGAAACACCTTCCAACCAACCCCCTCCCACAAGAGAGTAAGCCCGCTATGACCGCAGTAGCCAAAGTTTCCGACAACGCGCCTGTCGAGTTCGGCGCGAGCCTCATGGACGTAATCTCCCGGGCGGCTAGCGATCCCTCTGTCGATATCGACAAGATGGAACGGCTGCTGGCGATGCAAGAGCGCGTTCAAGAGCGCGCTGCCAAGCAGGCGTTCACCGAGGCGAAGATCGCCATGCGTCCGCACCTGCCCGAAATCACCATGAAGGGCATGATCGTAATCCGCAAGGACAACAAGATCATCCAGGAAACGCCGTTCGCCCGGTTTGAGGACCTGCACGAGCTGGTCATGCCGATCCTCAGCGAACATGGCTTCGACCTGAAGTTCAAGAACGGTCTGTCCCCTGACGGCAAGGTGCGCGTCACCACGATCCTGAGCCACATCGCGGGGCACGAGGACGAAACCCATTTCGACCTTCCGCACGATAGCAGCGGGTCTAAGAACCCGGTTCAGGCTGTCGGCTCAAGCACCAAATACGGGATGCGCTATGGAACGATCAGCATCCTGAACTTGCGCGTCGTTGGCGACGATGACGACGGGGTTTCGGCGGCGCCGGAAACTGTCGTCCAAAAGTCGGCTGACGCACCGTTCCCGCAAGGCCCTGCGAAGAACAAGACCGAACTGAAAGCAATGGGCCGCGACCTCTGGCGCGACATCGAAGGCGTCGGCGATCTTGGCAGCCTGACCGACATTCTCGCCAAGGGCGCACCGCTGCTTGATCAGTTGCGCGCCGCTCTCCCGGATTGGTGCAATGGCGGCAGGGCTCAAAGCGGCGAGACCTACGAAGGTTTGGACCACGTAATCGAGCGAGTGCGCCGCGATCTCGAAGCGTCCGACCGAGCGCCGAACATCTTGCAGGCCGGCTGATCGATGACCCGCAAGGCCATCGCCCTCGATGCCTACCTTGCCGGCCATTCCTCGCGCTCGGCTGCGCGCCTCTCTGGCCTGTCCAGAAGCTACATCCTGAGGCTCGCCCGCGAACTCGGCATCTCGCGTCCGGTCGGGCGTCCCAGCAAGTTCAACCGGGGAGCCGGGCGGGCTAATAACCCGCCCGGTGGCGGTCAGTGAAGCTGCCTGCATCTGCCTTCAAGTCGAGACATGGGAACTCGCATCGCGCCGACGAATGGAAGCGTTGCGAGCCGTTCCTATCGTGGCTGCGCAAGATGCCGTGCTTCCTCAGTGTCCATGCGCCCGCGATGCACACTTGCAGCGGAAAGGTGCGCGCCTGTCACTTCGATCCGTGGGGCGACAAGGGGATGGGAACGAAGGTTTCAGATCCCGCCAGCCTGCCCATGTGCGACGGTGCCCATGCCGAACAGACCGATGTTCTCGGGTGGCCTGAGTTCCAGCGCAAGTACGAGTTCGACGGGCGCGATGTCGTCACGACCTATTGGCTGCACTGGACAAGCAAGGTGCCCAACGGGGTGGCCTGGGTCAAGCGGCAGGAGGCGGCGTAATGGCGAACACAGCAGAACAGCTTCAACTCGACGTTATCAAACGCGGGGCAGCGGCGCATGTCCGCGAATGCCAATTGCTCATCAACGCGCTTGAGCGGGCGATGCGGGCTGCAAACTACACCGCAGGCACTGGCAAGGTCCACCACGACGACGAGAAAGCCCATGCCGCCGTGAAGCGGGCCTACAACCGACTGATGAGGTGCGACTGATGGCCCACCGAATAATCCGCAGCCTCGCCGAATTCGACGAGTTCGTTAAGCTCGGGCGCACCCTCAAATGGCCGCAGACCTTCCGCTGGAATCCCGGCGCCGACCGCTCGCTCGATCAGAACGCGCTCCAGTTCAAATGGGCACAGGAAGCCTCCGAACAGCGCGGCGATATGACCACAGAGGAAGTCCGCTGCGAATGGAAGCTCCATTTCGGCGTGCCGATCATGCGAGCTGAGAACGATGAGTTCCGCGAGATTTACGACGCGGCCGTCAAGCCGCTCACATACGAAATGAAGCTCAAGCTGATGCGGACATACCCCGTTACCAGCCAAATGACCGTCAAACAGATGTCGGCCTACCTGGACACCGTTCAGCGGGAATGTGCCGAGCAAGGCATTCGGCTGACCATCCCTGAGGAAAGGAAAGCGGCGTGACGGAAGAATCAATCCCCTGCGGTGGGTGTGGCGCGAAGAGCAACAGCGAGCGGTGCATTGGCTGCTTCCACGATTTTGGAACGCCCGAGTCCGCTTGGGTTCGCAAGTATTACGCCGAGCGGCACGCCCCTGAAACCCCACCCCATAGGTAAGAGAGAGACCTTGAGATGAGCGAAGATTACATTGACGTTGCGTTCGTCGGCGGAGAGCGGGCCATTGTCTACGGCTACGACCGCGAAGGCACCTATCGGGATCGCGAGCTTACCCGCGACCAAATGGACAAGCTTTGCCGACTGCAAGCCCGGCACAATGCCGTTGAGCAAAAGCTGCTCGCGGAGTTTCTGGCATGACCATATTCCTCCGCAACCGCCCCAAGCACGATACCTGGTCTGTTCCAAGACAGAGTATGAGCCCTTGTGAGCGCCTTCGTCGATTTGGACCTGTTCAGCCAATGGTGGAAGGGCCTTCGTTTTTGCAGAGGCTGTTCGGTCATGGGTAAGCGGCAGGATCAAGGCGCTTCGGGCAAGCCCGACCGGGCCGTCGTGAACGGAGCCGGACAAGCCGTCTCCGCCCTACGGGCTTCCGTCCCTAGCGCGGATGATCCGGCTTACACGCCGCCGCTTCCGCCAACGTGGGCGCTGGACGCTGCGGCACGGAACAACGGTTACCGAGACTGGTTTGGTGTCCCCACGTTTTTCCGCTCGCCGGAGAATCGCCGCATTCTCGTTGAGGCGCGGCGTATCGTTGCGGTTTACGGGAGCAATGAACTCGCCGCCGAATGCCGCGAGCGCGCGACTTACCTCAAGGCCATGGAGCCGGAGGGCCTGTCCGCCATCATGCGGCAATGCATGGAGACGCTGTTTAAGGCCGCGCAAGCGATTGAAACGGCGAAGCCGACGAGACGCGAAGCAGGCTCGGCCCGCAAGGGTGAAAGCGCGGTCGGCAATGCCGATGCGCCCAAAGCCTATCCCATTGATTCTCAGGATCAAAACCCATGACACAGACAAGAGAGCTGATCGAGCAGGAGATATTTGCGGCGTTGAACCGCAAGTACGTTCAGCGAGCGGACGCCCGGCAGCATTCCATGGGTCTGCAATACATGGAAGCCGAGACCCACGATCTCTCGCGCTTCATAGCAAACCTGTTCGCCACACGACTAGAGCAAGCCGAGGCGCTGGCGGACGCGCTGATCTACATCGCCGAAACAAGCGACGACCCGCAATCATCGCGCGATGCCCTCGCCGCACTAGCCACCTACCGCAAAGGTCAATCCAATGCAGCATCCGTTGAAAGCGGACCACAGCAAGAAGCGGTGGAGCAAGGCCGCGTACTGACTTTCGAACAGGTTGTGCCCTCATCACCGGGGGAGGCAATAGTCGACGCCGTAAACCAAGCCTGCGTCTATTTGGAAGCCGACGCCGAAGCATGGATTAAAGGAAGCGAGCGCCACCCCCACCAAGTCTATCTTGAAGAATGCGCTCGGTTGCGTCGAGAAGTCTCCGATCAGCTCCGCGCCGCTCTCGCCACTCTATCCCCATCGCCTGATGTGGTGGACCGGGAGCGCCAGACATGATGCCTTGGTTGGCGGAAGGGGATGGGCGATTGCCTTCGGCACCGCCGCTTTCGTGCTTGCGCACGGAGCCTGCTTCGCGTCTCCGCCCTTACGGGCTTCAATCGGCTATCGCGGGATGAACGCGCCTGCGCGCCTTGACAGACTCATGGACGAGGCGGAAGCCTGCGCCGTGCTGGCTGTCTGCGCGCGGACCCTGCGCAAAGAGCGTCAGGCGGGGAAATTGCCTTACATCATGATTCGCGGCGCGATCCGCTACAGCGCCGCCGACTTGCAGGATTACATCGAAAGGGCGCGTCTATGTCCCTCTACCGACGAACCGGCTCCCCGTGCTGGCAATACGACTTCACGGTCAACGGTGTCCGATTTCGCGGAAGCACTGGCGAGACGGGAAAGAGGGAAGCGCTAAAGGTCGAGGACGACCACAAGCAAGCAGCACGAAGGCGCGGACAGCGCAGGAAGGAATGGACGGTGCAAATGCTGTGCGAAGCCTATTGGGACGATCACGCGCAGCACAAGCCGTCGCAAAAGACGATCTTCAACCAGCTCGTTGCCCTCCGCCGGCTGATCGGCAAGGACCGCAAGTTGTCGTCGCTTACCAACGCTTCAATCATGGACTACCGCGCCAAGCGGCGAGGGGAGGGGCTACAGCCTCATTCGGTCAATCGCGAGATAACTATCCTGCGCGCGGCCATGCGCCACGCCGCCGAGTTTCACAGCGTCACGATCCCGATGCTGCATTGGGAAAAGCTCAAGAGTGACGAGCCCGCTCCGCGCCAGCGCTACCTGACATTCGAGCAATGGGGCACGCTGCTGGACGTAGCGCACCCCTCCATCAAGCCTATCCTGATCTGCGCGGTCACGACCGGACTACGCAAGGCCAACATTCTGACGATGGATTGGCAGCAAGTGCGGCTGTCGGCCAAGCGGATCGCCATGACGGTGAAGGGCGGCAAAATCCATGAAGTCAGAATTACTCCGCTCCTGGCCGCTGCGCTTTCTACAATGCCAAAGCGCAAGGGCAGGGTGTTCGACACGCGTAATTTCGAGAAGCGCTGGCGTGCGGCCGTCAAGGCCGCCGAGCTGGTCGATTTCCGATTCCACGATCTGCGCCACACATTCGCATCATGGGCGCGCCAGAGCGGCGCCGACATTGCAGACGTGAAGGAGGCGCTCGGGCATTCCGACATCAGCATGACGATGCGTTACGCGCACATCAAGCCGGATGCCGACAATACGGCCTTTGACCGCGTTTCCGAAGCAATTGCGGCACATTCTGCGCCACAGTCCTTGCAAAAACGGCGGAATTGAGCCAAAATGCACACTCTCCCAAAGCAGATGCGCTACCAGACTGCGCTACTCCCCGACGGCGGATTTCCTAGGGGTTCAGGTCTGGCACCGCAACCGACTTTCGGAACGAAACGGAACCGCTCGGCACATTGCGGCACAAAATCCACCGCAATGTGGGGCACAAACATCAGGGAGACGCCACATGGGCGAGACCACTAAGATCGAATGGGCCGACCACACCTTTAATCCGTGGATTGGCTGCACCAAAGTCAGCCCGGCTTGCGACAACTGCTATGCCGCCGAATTGATGGACACCCGCTATGGCCGCGCCAAGTGGGGTGCCGGTGAGGCTAGGGTGCGGACAGCCGCATCCAACTGGCAGCAGCCGCGCAAGTGGAACCGGATTGCCGAGCGCAACGGGACGCGCCCTTTCGTATTCTGCGCCTCTCTAGCGGACGTGTTCGACAACGAAGCCGAGGTCATCTGGCGCCGCGAGTTGTTCGACCTTATCCATGAGACCCCGCGCCTTGTCTGGCTTCTGCTGACCAAACGCATCGGCAATGTCCACAAGATGGTCAACTTACTCGACTGGCCGGGAAACGCAGCGATCGGCGCCACGATGGCTAGCCAGGAAGAATACGACCGCGACCGCATAAAGCTGGCATACGTCAAGAATGTCGCGTCCCCGTTGTTCACGTTCGGTAGTTTCGAGCCGCTGCTTGGCCCAGTGATCTTGGACAAGAACGCGCCGGACTGGATTATCGTCGGCGGCGAGAGCGGCAAGTCAGCGCGACCGATGCAGCTCGAATGGGCGCGCGATCTAAAGCGCCAGTCCGAGGAGTTGGGCAGGGTGTTCAACTTCAAGCAGGTCGGTGGACGCGGTAGCGACAAGGGCGGTCATTCGCTCGATGGCGAGACGTTCTTCAACCGACCGCTGGCAGCTTGAACGACTGAATGCCTGATGTCTCAGTGATAGTGTGATAAGGAGGATGGTGAATGTCGGAGGATAATATGGGCGTTGCGGCTACGCCGCCGGGCCACTCGGCAGAGCCCGAGCCTGAAGTCTCGGCCCTTCGGGCGAGTGTCCCTAACGCATGGCGCGCGTGGAAAGGCTCGGCCGGCGACGATGTAATTCTGTGTGTCGGCTTGTTGGCGCTGTTGCTCTACATCTACCAGAGCGGCGGGTTCCCTAACCCTCTCCCGGTTGCGGTCTTCGCGCCACTGGCAGTACTGGGGCGTAGGACTGACCGCCCCTAACCCCCTAGGACACCCATGATAAAGCTAGAACACCTTAGGCAGGCAGGAGATTGACGATGGAGCAGTTTTTCAGGCTAGCCAATTGGTGGTGGTGGTCCTGGGTCACCATCGCCTTTCTGTTGGTGATGACCAGTGGCTTCGGCATGGCCTTTATGGACGGCGCGGAGCCTGACCCGCGAACATATCCCGCCAAGTTTCTCGTGCTGGGGATTTTAGCAGCGGGCATCGGTTTCCCGGGATGGGTTCTTATGATGGGCCGCTATGCTGGCTTCTTTGAGAAGCGCTCATGAAGCTAGAACACCTTACCGACCTCAAACTGACTGTTGATCCAAACAGGTACCTTCATTCCGCTGCAAGCAAGCAGGGTCTCTGGCACTTGTTGAATCGCCTTTTCGTCGGTGAGGAAATCGCAGAGGAAGAGCTTCAATCCTGGGGCTTGTCCGTGAAGGTCATGGACGAATTTGTAGCTGTGAAGCGGGAGGAGATGGAATGACATACGATGAATGGCCTGACTGTCCCGTGCCCGGCTGCACGAACAAGATTTGCTTGGCGCTCAATAGCGATCGGTGTTTCCCGCACACACCAGGCAATCGGCACGTGAAACACTGGAAGATCGAAGCGCGTAATGGCGTTAGCGCTCCCGAGGAGGAGCCCGCATGACCTCTCCCCGTTCGTCTAGCGGCAGGACTGCTGGTTTTGAGCCAGCCAACCGAGGTTCGAATCCTTGACGGGGAACCAGCCTCAGCTACACCCCTATCAATGGGGAAGAAGCCTTTACCTAAGAACTCAAACTGCTTGCTGGTTTCAGTGGCGTTCTTTGCCGTTATGGCTATCAGTGCTTGGCAGTTGTGGGGGTAGCTGCGGCCCCCAAAGGAAAACGCTTCCCCGAAGGGAGGCGTCCCGAGCGAGACCGGTTAGGGACTGCCCGATTGGCAAACCCCCGGCTACCACATTCAATGCGTGACAGCAAGCCCCTTGGCTATCAAATCCTGCCCTAGCTGGTAGGCTGACTGGGCATAGGTGTAGTCGGCATCGCAGGTGTCGATGACGCTTGCGGGCACCTCCACGGCGGGCACGGCGGGGCCTTCTGCATGAACGGGGGGATCGTCACTGCTGCCGGCGCTGGCGGGAGCGGCGGGACGTGTTGCTGGCACGCTATGAGCAGCGACGTAATCGCGCTTGCGGCCAGTATCCGCGACAAGGCGCGTGTGGTAAGTCTCGGTGTCACTGGACACCTCCTTTCCTTTTTGCTTGGCTGCTGCCGTGGCGGCTTTCGCAGCCGCGACTTCGGCATTCCATTTGGCGGTGTCGGCCTTGCGGGCAGCCTCGCATGTGGCAACATCGGCTTTCGCCCCGTCCCATCCATGCCAGCACCACGCAGAGAGGCACAGGAGCGCGATACAGGCCGCTTGCCACGGATAGGCGACGATGACGCCAAAGACGGCTGCGAGGCCCTTCCTGATGGCTCCTAGGCCGGTGAGAAGCCATAGGGGCATCAGCCGTCCCTCCGCCCGAAACCAATCGGATCAGGCGTCCGCCAGATCGTATTGCCGTGCAGATCGAGTAAGCCCGTGTCGGTTGCAATGTGTTCATCGACCGTGGGCACCTCGGGCCTGATCGGTTCGTCGTAAACGTCATCCTCGACGTAGAAGGCGCGCGGCTTGCTGGCGCGGATTATATAGCGGGGCATCACGTCGTTCCTTCCGGTTCGGCGGCAATCGTCTTGCTTTCGCCGGGTTCAAGGGTCACGTCGGGTTCGCCCGTGCCGGTGCTGGCCTTGGCCGTCGCGGTGATCGCCTCGAACGCTTTTGCGGTGTTCTCGCTTTTGGTCGCGTCAATCGCGTCCTGGCCGTCCTTGCTGACCTTGACGAAGCCGAGCGCGGTCAGGGCCATGCCGGAGAGCTGGCCGACCATGTACGTGATAATCTGCTCGTTCTCTTTTGGGATGGTGATGAACGTGAAAACGGGCAGCGCCGCAATGAAGGCGCCCACAAGCAGAAACGCGAGGATGTTCCGCATCCCCTCAATCCGAGCGAGCGGGTCACCGTGCCGCGTCATGCTGTCATCTCGTTGCATTCACCCCAACAAAGAGGTATGGTATACAAACGATGGACGAGCGATTTCACAGCAAGGTTGATCGGCGCGGGCCGGACGAATGCTGGCTTTGGACAGCCTCTCTCAATAGCCACGGATACGGGCAGTTCATGCTTCGAGACACCAAGGGTAAATGGCGACCGCATCAAGCCCATCGCCTTGCGCTTCAGGAAGTGGAGCCCATTCCTTTTGTGGGCGCGCACGCGCTCCATTCCTGCGATAATCCCCGGTGCTGCAATCCGGCTCATCTGAGATGGGGCACTGCGAAGGATAACGCCAAAGACGTGATGACGAGGGGGCGCGGCTTCAAAGGGGAAGCACGAAGCCGCGTGATGAAACTGGTTGCTCCGCGTGGCGAAAGGCATTGTAACGCCGTGTTGGACGCCGCGCGAGTGCGGGCCATTCGTGCCGATAGCCGAGGACACAAAACGATTGCCGCTGAGTTCGGTATCAGCGCATCTAATGTCAGTGCGATTAAGCTTCGGCGAAGTTGGGCGCATATCACAGATTAGAGAGAGCAGGTTCCGCATGAACTCGATGCGGGCGATGGGATCGCGGGGAGGCTTGGTCATGCCAGTTTCTCCGCCGCAGCCTGAACCTCGTCACACCGCCTCAGCCAGCCCTTGCCGAACACGGGGAACGTGGAGAGCGAGCGGTAATAGTCGCGGCGCATATCCTGATAGCGCTGGATTGCCGTAGGAACGCTCCTGAGCGCGCAGAACGCCAGCGCCGACTGGATGGTGTGCGGGCCACATTGACCGTCCTGTACGGCCCCGCAGAGGCGTTGCACGAACCGCACCGCGCGACCCTGACCCGCGTTCACCGCGAAGTCGAATACGCACAGAGCAAGGCCGCCGGGGAGCTTGTCGCAACCGCAGGCGAGCCAGTAGTCATGCTGGTAGAGCGGGGCGACTTCCTCGCGCGTCAGGGACCGCATTTCGGATTCGCTTACCGGATGGCCGACATAGCGCTCCCATACGGCCTTGGTGACGCCCAGGTTCGTCATTCCGCCGGGATCGGCAGGATTGTTCGAAAACCCGCCTTCATGGACAAGCACTTCGTCTAGGGCGGCGTTGAAGGGGTCGCTCATTTCTTACCGTTCCCGAGCAGTCGTTTCTCGGCAGCAAGGCCGGTCTGGATTTGGTTGCGGATTTCCCCGCCCGCTTGCAAAAGCCGCTGGACCTTCAAAAGCTCGGCCTTGGTGTGGTTTAATTCCTCGCGCGTCTCGTTCAATTCGGCGTGGCGGTGGGCATCCCGTTCCTCGCACTCGCGCAGCTTCTTGTCCGTGTAGTCGGCCCGGTCGATAAGCCGCAGGATTTCCTGTCGCAGTCCCTCGATCAGGTCCTTCGTCGCGCTGTCGATATGCGCTTCCCGCCTGTCCAGGCGACCGAACAGCAACCGCAGGAACACCAGCCCGACACTCAGGCTCCCCCCGGTGGAGGCCCCGTAAACGAGCGTCCCCCACAAGCCGTCCGAAGGGTTCATGTAACAGCCTCATGCCTCGCCCTCAGGTCGAAGTGGTCGAACAGGTTTTCCTTGAGATGCAGGGCTTTCAGATGCTTCCCGACCTTCCGCCACGGGAAGGCCAACAGGAATTGCCCCGAGCAGACCGTGACGGACCCGGCGTAAGCCATGTCGCCGTCAATGAAGTAGAACGCCCACGCCGGGACAAAGAGCGCGACTACGAACGCATCCGACACACTCATCCGAAGGCCGACGATGGCCCCGATCACCCACAGATCCACGAGCATCCATAGCCAAGGGTAAAACGGTGCCCCGAATAGCTCGAGCGCCGTCTGAACCGCCGTCCCCGCCAACAGCGCAAGGGCGGTGCGGCTACCCATAAGAGCAGCTACACCGCCAAAGGCTACGGCACAGGCAAAGACGGCTTGCAGGCTCATTTGGCCGGCTTGGGCGATGCGTGAGGCGTTGGCGTGGGAGTAGGCGTCGGGGTCGGCGCGGGCTTGATGTCGGTGTGGACAGGCTTCGTCATAGAGTAGCTCCTTTGCTGGATTGGGATTGCCGAACCTTGCTTCGATGCAGCGCACGCGGTATCGCGCCGCTGATGGAGCCGGATAAACCCGATGCGTGGCGTGCCGTGCGCGAGTTTCTGCGCGAGCACGGTTGGTCTATAGTTCTCGTGGTTATCGCGGTGGGGGCGCTGGTGGCTTGGCTCGCCGTGCTTTTTTACCAGGTAGAATGTCCCATGGACACCGTACCTAGGAAGGGCACTCCCAGTTTTTGCATTCGTCACACAAAGTAACGCGGGTGCAGCCCGGTTCCCCGCAACCGCCTCTGATCCGTTTCGCGAGGAAGGCCCAAAGCCATTCGGGGAAGGCGTGAACGAACCGCATACCTGCGAGGGTATCACAGTGCGACAGGGCATCAAAGAGCGTTGACGTAAGGGCTTCAGTGGGCGAACAAGGCGCCCATGCAAAGAAGGCGCCGCCGCCGTTGGCGTAGGTTTGTGCGCGAGCACATATGGGTTGCGGGTGCGGTCACGGTTCTTGTGGTCGCGATGGCCGTCATCCTTGGCCGCTCGAGCTGGTAGACGAAAAGGACCGTCTAAATGGCGACGACTTACGCTTCCTACACCTATCAGCATCCGAACTTGCTGGTGCGCTTTCCGCACCTTCGGCGCATGACGCTCCTGAACGCGGCGATCCGCAAAAAGCCGGTCAAACGCTGGCTCGACTACGGAGCCGGGGATGGCGAGGTTTATCGCAATTTCTGCGAGCGCCACGGCCCTGTTGAGGCCGTTCTGTACGAACCGCAGCAATACATCGAGGAAGCCCGCGCCAGCCTCGATCCGGACACCCCGCACACCCTTGTCGGCAGAGCGCAGGACATCAAGGGCACGTTCGATCTCATCACCGCGTTCGAAGTCCTGGAACACCTTCCCCTTCCCGAGCGGGTCAAGTTCTTTCAGATGGCCGCCGAACGCCTCTCCCCCGGTGGCCGGATATTGATCGAGGTCCCTATCGAATACGGGCCGATCCTGTTGCTCAAGGAATTTGGCCGGCGCGTGTTGAAGGGCCGCAAGTCCGCCTATGGAACGGGAGAGCTGTTCGCCGCCCTGTTCGGCAGAGTGAGGGACGCGCTGGAGCGCTACAATCCTATCGACGAACGAACGGTCATCGGTCCCCACCACGGGTTCGATATCGGACGGTTCGAGCGCGAACTTAAGCGCATCGGGACTATCGTTTCCCGGCAAAGCTCGCCGCTTCGTTTCCTCCCGGCGTGGCTCAACCAATGCCGCCTGATCGATTTCCGGCTCGATTGCCGCGATCCGGATGCTATCGCCAAGGCCCTGCTGTAGCCTCATTGCTTGGTCACCCGGACCTTCACGGTTCCCGAGGCCAGATCGATCGTCCCCCCGGTGCCGTTCTGGAACCGCACCGCCACGAAACCGGGCGAGGTGACGTAGCCCGTGAGTACGATGCCTTGGAGATCGTTTGAGAACGATGCCTGGACGTAATCGCCTAGCGCCGCACCGCCGACAATGAACGTCGAAGTGGCGCCGGTACCCGTGGTTAGGCTCGGGGGATCGTACGTCTCGCTGCCCGTGAGAATGACAGTATTATTCGGGCGGGCCTGCTCGTACCACTTTCCGTTGTGGCGGATGAAGCGGTAGGTCATATTTGAAACCGGCGTCAGGTCCGCATTATCGACTGTAATCAGGTTGGCACTGTGGGTGATGGTCGTCGCAGAGCCGAGGTAGAGGAAGCTAATTTCCTGCCCCTCCACCGGGTTCGTGAAATCGGTGATCGTCCCGCTGCCGTTCCACACGAAGCGGTCGTAATTATCGACCGATGGCGTCCCACCTGAAAGCGCAAGCGCCGCTCCGCTCAAAACCCTTATGTGAGTGGCCCCAACAGTATCGGTCAGATAGGTCGGGCCGTGGATTTGATCGGCCAGGTTTTCCGCATAAGTACAGGGCTGCGTCGAGAACGTCAGGACATTATGGACCGCGTTCGATGGCAGTCGCGCATCCCCGGCTTCACCGTTGAAAGTGCAAGCGGTGATGCGCGTGAAGGCACCATGGTCCTTGACGTGCGGATAGGTGTTATCCGCCCCGAGACCATTTCTATAGCCGTGACAGGCCGTCAGTTGGTTATACGCGGCACTGGACTCGATCTCAAACCCATAGCCCGCGTTCACGTCGCCCCGGCAGCCGATCAGCTTGGTATTCGACCCGGCGATGTAATAACCTACATCCGAAATCTCGGCGACGACATTCAAGAGCCAGTTGTTGCCCGAACCCGCATGGATCGCGACCGCACAGACATAGAGATTGGTACTCGTGACGGCGGCGGTCGTGGTGCCGATGCCGATGGCGCCGACCGACGAAGCGGTATACTCACCGCCCCGGACCCAGTTGTCGGAGCCGGTGATGTCGAGAACGCCGGTTTTTGCGACCAACGTGCTATAATCCAGCAGGCAATTGAGCGCGGTGTTGTCTTCGAGCAGCGTGGCACCAGGGCTTATCTGAATGGCACTCAGGCCAAAATACTGAAACAGGCAATTGGTTATGAACCCATCGCGCGACCAAGTGCCGGTGATGCCCTTTTCGCCGTGGCCAACGCCGTTGCCCTCGAAGTAGATCCCACTTACGCCGCAGCCGTTAATGGTGCCGTCGTTCGTGATGATGGCCGTGGCACCTGTGACCGCCTTAAAGGTCGGCAAGCCGGGATTGACGAAGGAAGGGGTGCCGCGAAAGGGGGCGCCGACGATCCAAACGCCCGACCTCAATTTGAGGAGGTTAAGGTGGATAAGAAGCGTCAGGGGGGCCGTGATTGTCCCGCCACCTGCGGCCTCCACCCTATCGACCAGGGCTTGTACTTCGGCAGTCCGGTCTGCGGTATCCGTGCCCCCAAGGATCGCGTCGTAATCGGATGGAGAGAACGCCTCCATGATCGAGACGACTTCGCCGAACCGCCGCTGCGCGTCATAGCCGAACGACGTGCTGATTTGCGCTGCGGTGTTAGCCCCCAGTGCGGCAATAGCCTGCTTAACCCTGAGAGGCGTGACCCGCTTGGCGTTGTCCGTTCCCGCTTCTGCCTCAGCTTGCGAGGCGAGAGGAATCGCGGCGTCAACCACCTGGACGGGCGTGGCCTTTTTGACGCTGCCGCCATTGTCCACAACCAGCGCGTCAGTGTTCGTAACGCCGGCCGATGCCGGCAGATCGGAAGGCCGGACGGTCGCCATTACTGAACCCTCATGATTTTATTGACGATGATGGTGGGCTGGACGTTATTGTGAGCGCCGCCGCCGCCCGTGTTGGCGATGGTAATTCCGGTCGTGGAAACGCCCGTCGTGTCGGAACCCGCCGCAAGAGCGCCACTCACGCCTGAGGGAGCGCCGAAGGGAACGCCAAGCGTCGTGTGCGAGTGTCCCGGATCGGTTACGGTATGGCTGTGCGAGGGCATCTCGGGGGTCGTCAGAACATGCGTCTGTTCGCCGCCTGACGTGCCCAGCGTCGAACCGTCGATACCAGCCCCTGCGGACGTGACGCGGTTGGCCGCCGTCCCGCCCATATTGTCTTTCCCGGCGCCGACGCGCCCGCGATAATCAGGGAGGTTGAAGGTGGTCGAACCATCGCCCGCCCCCGCCGCCGTACCGATCAGGGCAAAGAGGTCAGAATAAGTCG